GTCGAACCCCGGAAAATCCGCCAAGATAGAGATAGAACTCGTCGAGAAGGATACCCACACCTGAAACACCATAGGTGCCGGCCACACCTGGTGCCTCCTCATATATGGCCTTCACATCATGGCCTTCCAAGGTCGCGACAGCGGTTAGTACATCGCAAAAAGTATCTTTCATGCTGTTGCTGACCCAGAGGTCATAGCTGCTGCCGATAATGATGGGCGCGCCCATGAGTCTTATTCTGATTTCGATAATGGAATGCTGAAGAAGAGACGGATTCAGCCATGTAGCCAATTTTCAATAGGCCTCTCCGCTTCGATTATTATCTTTTTGGGCTGGAAAAGGCCATGCGTGGGCGGCTGCTTTTGGCCGAAAGCAGCCGTTCACTACAGCTCGTCGCCTCACTCTCGCCGCTCCACCGCGCCTCGATTACTGTATATCCAAACAGTTAAACGCAAGGCGTTCCCGTGGATCCATCCGATATCGAAAACACCGACGACTGGCTCGGCTGCCCGACGCCGCTCGAAACCTGCCGGCAACAGCTCAGGCTTTACGAAAATGAGTTTGAGGAATTGAACCGGCAGCTTCGCGAAGAGCGGGAACGTATATTTAAGCTGGTCGAGATGCACGCCGAAGCCATCCAGCAGCGGAACGGGTATATGGCGACACTGCGTGAAAAAGCGGCAGAGACGGCATCGCTCCGTCGAGAGATGTCCAGCCTGCGCACTTCGGCAAACGCGCACAAGAAGGAAGCGGCAGCCCTTCGCGGCATGTTGGAAGGGCTAACACCCAACACGAAAACTATCGTGTAGTCATTCATAACGACTTGGCGCCAACGCCCTAACATAAGCCTGGCAAGCCTGAAGCGCGATCAATCCCCGGTCACCCTCACTTGTGATGGCGACAATTCGTTGAGCATGCGCTGGGTCAAGTCGGGCGCGTACGGTTGCATGATCCACGCCGCCGGAGCTGGCGGTGGCAGGCACTGAACAGCCACCGGCTGAACCCGCATCGATGAGGACTGACAGCCGCAGATCAGAAGTGGCAAGGCGATCGCGCAGAATAGCCTGGTCTTTTTGGGCATTTGTCATTTTCTCGGAGTGGGTTTTGTCACTGGCCGCCAGCCGCTGCTCGAGCGCCAGCCGCTTGTCCTGCTCGGCCTGGTGCGCGGTGGCGGCCGCCAGGCTCAGCTGATTCAGGGTTTCGGTGTGCAGCCTGGACTGCTCGGCCAGATGCCCTTCGTAGCGCCAGTCCTGAACCTGCCAAGCCAAGGCAGCGCCGGCGAGCGCCAGCACAACCGCGCCGACAACTCGCCACGGCACGACCATCACGGCACATCCTTGAAGAACACGTGTCCGCCGAGCAACAGCGTCTGTTTGGCTTTTACCGACCAGCCGGGTGCAGCCTTCATGCTGAGCGCGTAGTAGTGCGTGGCGCCGCTGGTAGGATCCGACACCTTGCCGTCGATTACCTGGTCAGCAGCAATCCGACACTGCGCCAGCTCGCGGAACGGGATCTCCCGCGCGCCACTCAGGAATGGATAGTTCGGGTCACCCTTGTTCCAGCAGCTGAACTGGTACGGCTTCTGGCACACGCCGGCGTAGCCCTCCCCCCACCATGAATTGGTCTTGCCGTCGAACACTCGGTTGCGAATCGTCCAGGCCACGGCAATCTTTCCGGCCAGACTCTCGCCGCGCGCCTCGCCCCACAGGGTGCGAGCAAGGACGTCGCGGTCTTTCTCGGTTACAGGCATCACTTTTCTCCAGGCAAAAAAATACCCGCTCGACGGCGGGTTGACGGGGTTCAGCTGATTACGCCGGGCGGGATGGCCTGGCCGATGGTTCCGGGAATCCCGGCGCCCCGTCCTTCCAGCCTCGGACGGCGGTGCGGTACTCGCGCCATTGCTGAACCGTTCCGGGCATGGCCGATGGGTCGCCGTCCTCAAGCGCAATGAGCTGATCGGTGATGAACGCCACCTCGGCGGCGCGCCAAGCGTCTTCGCACGCGATTTCGCTGAGCCGGTCCCAGTGCGCCTGCTCTTCGGGAGTCTGGCTTTCAGGCGGCTGCGGCGCCGGACTGGTGCTGAAAATCCCACCCTCTACGGAGACGAACAGGAAATTGCCGGCCTCGATGCTGGCCACGGCCTCGGCGTATTGTTCTTCGGTGATCTCGATGCCGCCCTCAATGGGTGCCGTGCTGATCTGGTTGGTTGCTGCGTATGGCATGTGAACCTCGATTAGAACCAGCGGCCGACGGACGAGAACCAGAACAGATAGCTCTGTGCTGTCGTCGAGCCAAGCGCAAGGTTTGGGGTCTCTGTCGCTGGAGAGCGGCCCATGTTGATGAACGCACCCAAATACAGGTTGGTAGAAGATGTCAGCGACTGGCGTGTTGCATAAAGCTGGTTCCCAGTTGCAGATCCGCCAGTGAAAAACGCAAGGTCGCTGGACGACGATACGTTTCCTACAAATTCCGCCGGGCGGGCAATCGCTGGTGCAATAAATGCTCCGGGGCCAACCGCAACGTTCGCCTGCCGGGTGCCGTCAAAAGTCATCTGCCCATTGGCGTACAGCGTTTTCCTGTCGCCGGTGGTGGTGTCGATGGAATAGCTCATCACGGCACCGGTCGGAACGCCCGCCGCTTGACTGACCGGGCCCACAATATCCGCCACCGCCGCTGACTTGAGCCCGAGCCCAGTTCGGGCCGTGGCCTGTGTGGTGCCGCCCGTGCCGCCTTCGGCTACCGCGATTGCGCCGCCGATCGGCCGGGTAACGAACTGGCGCCAAGCCCCGAAATTCCCATTGTTCTGGACGCGGGTGTAACAGTTATCGGTGAGCAGGCCTGTCGCAAACTGCTTGGAATAACCGGCAGCCGCGTGGTTGATCACGTCCAGGTAAGCCGACTCCGGCACGTTGATGCCGCCGCCGTTGAATACATAGCTGGCTGGCACTGGGAGCGCGTTTGCATCGACGCTTGCGGCTTGAACGATGTTCGCCCCGCCGTTACGTCCGTAGTCGCCGACCTTCGTCATGCGACCCGCTGTGGTGTCGAGACGACTGGATGTTGGCACCAGCCCCAGAGCAGTTTGTGCAGCTGCCTGCGTCGTCGCCCCGGTGCCACCTTTGCTAAGCGGCAGCGTGTCGTAGTTGCCGGTCGTGCCCAGCGCGGCCAGCTTGGCACCGTACTGATTGACCAGCGCCCTGAGCGCGTCGGCCGAGTCCTTGACGTAGCCCTGCATCGGCGCCAAAGCGTATGCGCCAGCAGCATTGGTTGCGCCCTGGTAGTTGGGCGAGATCGACATCGCGGTATCGCTGGCGATGTTGATCACCTCATACCAACCACCGTCAGGCCCACGGAAGGCATCACCAACCCGGGCATTCGAAATGAAAGCCGTGCCGGTACCGATAACCGCGTTTGAATTTTGGACGACAGAAACCGTCCCGGTTTTGTACCAGGGCATCGATTATCTCCAGAATGGTTTGAGATCAGGCCAGCAATTTGGCGCAGAGAAATGGCCTGTGGCCTTGGTCAGTCCAGGCGGTGAACGCGAGGCTGTACATCAGGATTCGGCCGCCAGCGTAGTCGACGCCAAGGGCGCAACCGCCGCCAGAACCTGCGGACTGGCAGTTCATCGTGAACGGGTTCAGCGATACGTACTCACCGGGCCCGAGGCTTTTGCCTATGCCCCAGATGTAGCGGCGACTGACGCCCAGCTGTTCCATACCGAGGTATGTCCAGTTGCCAGCCGCAAACGTCACCACCACGGCCGGGGCGCCGCTGTCGTAGACAAGCGCACCATCAGGCCCCCAAAGGCGCATGCCGTATGCGGCCGTGCCCATGGATGCCCAGGCAGCGACGAAGTAGGCCCCGCTCAAAGTCCCGTCGACCACTGAGGCGGCCATTGAGAAGCCAGTCCAATTTCCCGGCCCGCCGGTGAACCAGACCGATATCGGCACCTGAATCGATCCCGTCTGGTTCGGACGGATAAAGACCATTGGCGGATCCTGGCTCGTCACCGCCCGGGCGAATGCACCCGAGGCGGTTCCGTTGCCGGAGTACGTCCCTTTGGTGAGGACGCATAGCCTGGGCGCCTCGGAGTCGATTTGAACAAAGGAGTTGTCATTGATGCTCTGAAATCCATAGCTCATGTTCCGTACCTGATTGCGTATCCCTTTGCCACGACGCTTGTGCCGATGTCAGTAGCGCTCGCTGATGGATTTCGGAACCGGACCACAACCTGCCCGACCGACACAGTGACGTATGGGTAGGACTTGCTGTTGGCCTGGCCATCCGTTTCCGACGTCTGCACGTCCTGTGCTCGCGTCGGGATGATCATGAACACGCAGTTCGCCGGGTTGAACCCCGGAATGTTCAGCGTGTAACTGGCCGTCGGAACGCTGAAATCCAGAACGCCCTGCCACAACACCTGGTAGGTGAAGCTGTTGGTGTCCATGGAAAGGTTACCGTTCTCGTCCCAGACCCTTGCCCCATAAGTCATGCGTCGAGGTCTCCAAGTTGCACACGTTTGACGCCGTTTTGGTCAAACACTTTGATGGCCCTGTTGGTCATCGTGAGACGCCCGCCACCTGGAGCTGGTCCGTTGAATTCGAGATTTCCAGCCTTGTCCAATCGCCAGCCGATCGTGCCGGCAACATAATTGTCGGATTGAATGAACGACCCGATTTTTGCGTTACCGATCGACCCGTCCTTCACCAATAGCGTGTTGATAAAGACTTGGCCGCCCTCCACCGCGAACGGAATCGCGATGGCTCCACCAGCAATGGTGTTTACGATCGCAAACCGGTCGGCACTCACCAGAAACTGACTTTGCAGCCCCGCCGGACCGTTCTCGATACCAAGACCGATCCCGGCGGCGATGTACTGCCCGGTCCCGGAGTTGTACTGCATCTTCACCGACCAGCTCGCGGACATCTTGCCGTTCACGTCGTTGACGATCGACGTGTTCTGCTCGATCGCCGTTTGCTGCTCGCCGACTTTCGTATTCAGTTGGGTGATCGATTGCGCGGTAGCCTGCTGGTTGGTCGCCACGACCAGATCAAGCGTAGTGATGCTGGCCGCGTTTTCGCCGACCTTTGCGTCAAGCGTGGTGGTGCGCTGGGCAAGCGCTTCGTTATCCGACGCCCGAACCTTCTCCTCTGTCGCAATGGCGGCAGTGCTGCTCCAGCCTTTCAACGCATCCGCGAGATCGCCCTCCCCGTTATCGTCGCGGGAAGATGCTCGCAGAGCCTGGAAGGCAGCGGCCTGTGCAGTTACCTCGCCGTCGAGCTCGGTGATGTCCGCGGTATTGGTCGCCACCTGCTGGGCCAGCCCGTTTGCCGTTTCCACACTCTGGCCAACGTCCGCCCAGTAAGCAGTGTTAGGTGGAGGCGTATTGAGCGGCACTGGCTGCACGGCTTGGTACAGCCGCTGCCCCTGCTGGACCATATCGTTCTTCAGATAGGTCTTTTCTGGGTCGTAGAGGAGGATGTTATCGAGCGCATCAATCTGGTCCTGAAGGCCGGGGATTTTGTCGATCTCATCGACAATGTCCTGCCCAAGCTCAGTGCGCCCCACCTTTCCTGCCAGAGCTGCGAGGTACGCTGAAACATCGTTTGAGGTTTGTGCTGGGACGTAGAGAAAGGCGCTTTTCCCGTAAGCGTTCGATGAGCGGATGAAGTAGTAGTAGTTCTTCCAGAATCCGAGCCCGGTGTGCGTGAACGTCAGGCCTTGCCCAAGATACTCAGCATCCGCTGACGTTGCCGTCGGTGAAGTGCTGAAGAAGTATTCGTAGGTCCCACCATTCAAGCCGTTTTGCGAGTTGCTCGGTATCAGCACGATGTTATCGATCGATGACTGAACCACGCAGCTTTCCGGGATGGGCGGACCGTTGATGCTGACGGTGATCGTCGCCTCACCGGAACGAGCCATCGGACCGACTGCCGCCACGCTCATCGTGTAGTTTCCGGACGGCAGACCGTTTATGGCGATCTCCGTCGAAGTAGCCGGCACGTTGTGCGACTGAATCGCCGTAGAGCCTTGGCGGACGATGACGATGTATTCCTTCACGATGCCCGTCGGTGGAAGCCAGGACAGGACGCCCTGCGTTACCTCCGCCGTGGTGTCCTGCGCCCACGTCAGCGCGCTCGGCGTACCGAGACCGCCGGCCGGCAGATTGATGAAGCCGATCGGGTTGTACGGCTGGCCCACGGCATCATCGAAGATCGCCGCCTCATACTGCTTGACCTGGACGGTGCAGCCTTCGCTGTCGCCCATCGACCAGTCCGAAACAATGAACTCGCCCAGGATGTTCAGCGACGGCAGATTGACCCGCACCACGCGACCGGGCCGACAGTTATAGCCGGCGAAGTTCATCGGAATACTGATCGCCCCGCCCGCGCGCCGACGGCGCAACTCCATGTTCGCCAGGCGCTGAGCCTGATACGGATCGGTGACGTAGGAATAGGTCAGCGTTTCTGCTGCCTCCCCGCCGTCCTCAACGATCCATTCAGCGACACTGACCTCGGGGTAGTCGGTTTCTGTCCACGACTGCAACGGATCTATAAATGTGCCCCGCACCGTGTTGATTGCCGAGTCGTTGGTCGGCTCAGTGCTGCCGGTGACCGTTCCGATCACCATGTCCTCGTTGATCTCGAAGTCATACGGGCCGTAGTAGGCGCCGGCCTGAAGCATCCAGCGGCCACCAACACGGATCAAGTGACCACCACATGCCGCTTCCAGCTTCTGCAGCACGCCGGTGCGCTGCTCGTCAGCACCGATCACGCACCCGGTGCGATAGCGCTGGCTGGTGGAACCGTCAGCATTGGTCAGCGCTTCGTCGCACACGTTGGCCGCACTGGCGAACGTCTCGAACACGATCTCATCGTCCGGCACGCCGCAACGGGCACGCAGGAACCAGAGCAGGTGCAGCGCAGTATTGGCGCTGTAAACGGCGGTGCCGGTGCGTGGGTCGTAGATGTCGTTGCGACCACGTACCACAAAACGGGTGTCCGGAATGCCAGACGGGAACTTTTCCGCGCTGTATTGGAGCGAAACCCGGACGAATGACAAGCCTCTGCCGATCTGGCTGTCCTTCCAGTCTGGGCAATTGGCCTTCAGGAAGGCGTTCACCTGGGTCGGATTGACCACCAGCTCATAGGTCGCGGAGGCGCCGAACGAACCGATTTCCTCTTCGCCAAGGTAGATGCTTTCAAGTGCGGTGATAGGGCCTTCGCACAACACGTACACCAGGTGAAGCCATTCGCCCTCCCCCTGCACACCTGCCTGTTCCTGAGCCCAGACCAGCACACCGCCGGTGGAAACGCGGCCGAGGATGAAGCGAACCGGCGCCTTCGACGATCGCACGGTCTGCGCCGACGGCTCGTTGTCGCGCAGTGGCGACTTGGTATTGAGCTTTTCCTGCTGCTCCGATGCGTAGAAGGCCAACGCAGCGCCGGTGACCGCACCCCACGGGCCGCCTTGGGCAAAACCAACAACCGCACCAACAACAACCGAAGCGAGTTTTCTGACGCCGCCGCTCATTCAACCCTCCACGCGGCCAGTGGCTCGCATATGACACGGGCTGCGCCGTCGTCGGTTGTTGCCCAATAATCGCCAGCCCAGAAAACAGCCATGCTTCGGCCGCCGGGCGCGTCGTACAGCACCACGTCACCGCGCTGGATGAAGGCCAGCGGAACCCGCGCGAAATGCGTATCCCACGCTGCCTCAAGGCTGCCGTGCTGCTTTTTCAGCTGCCGCTTGGCGCCGGTTTCCGTCGTGTATTTGCCGCGATAGTTCTCGGCCGGGTCGACACCACAAATCGCCGCCGCGCAGTCGGCAGCGAACAGGCAGCAGTCAAATTCGCCCCATGAAAAAGGCCGCTCTTGGGCGGCCTTGATCACGTCGTTCAGACGGGTTGTCCAGTCTCGGTAGCGCATGGCTAACTTCCATAAGTGAATGTCGGTGCGTCCTTCTTCGAGCCCCAGTAGATGGGCCACTCGGACATCTGGGCGATGGCGTAGAAGAACCGGTCGCCGTCGTGGCGCGCGCGGTGGTTTTCGTCGGTGAAGCGCTCGGTACCGGTGCGGCTCCACTCGGCCATCCGGTCAACCACGGGGACGGTGATGCTGTTGCCGTCCTGGCCATTGCCGGCGAACGAGAACTTGGCGGCGTCCATCCGGCCGGAAAACAGAATGTCCGCCGCGTAGTTTCCGGCTTCGTCGAAGACCACGAACATGACCTTGGCCATCCGGCCACGGCAGCCGCGCACGTTCGTCTCGGAGAGGATGTAGGCATCCAGTCCGCTGAGGGTGAGTTCGACCGACATCGGCGAGCCGGAGTTGTCGCTTTCCTGCGACTGGCTGACCTGGCCAAAGTTGCCAACCCCCTGATAGGTGATGCCGTCGACTACCAGATCGCCGGTGCCGGTATGCGCGAAGACCATGCCGTCCACGAAGTCGAGCTGCACGGCGTACACCGGCATGAATCGGCCGGTGGCGATGATGTTCACCACGTTCTGGCTGAACGGAAATGCTGAGGGCATCAGAAAGCCTCCCTGAATTGATAACTGCCGTTCGCGACCACAGGGCGCACGGACATAGACCAAGTGTCAGAGGTCATCCGCATTTCCGAGTAGGGGTTGAGGTACTCGACGGCGGTACCGGCCGTGAGAGTCTTGCGGATCCGCTTGTTGAGCAGCACGGTCACCCTGCCCTGCGCATTCGCTGATGCAGGGTCGGTAACCTCGAACATTTCACCGGCGATGGTGATGTAGTCGCCGGCGCTGAAGACAGAAGCGTTCGGCGTCGCGCCGGCGAGCAGCATGTTTCTGGCTTGAGCGTTACCGGTGACCACCGTTAGGGAGCCGACGCTGTTCGTGCGGCGGCGGGTGAAGGCTGGCAGGTTGAAGGTGCCCATCATCCCGTCCAGTCGCCCAAGAAACGCCGACAGCTCGCGCTCTTGGGCTCTGGTCAGCAAACCGAAGGTCAGCGTGCACTGCCAGTAAGCGCCCGGGTAGCCGATGATCTGCTGGGCATTCGATAGGGTCGAAGTGAACGCCCTGCTGTTGTTGACGATGCCCCACGTCATTTCTGACGGGCGCAGCGAAGCCGGCCACGTGAGAGCCATGCGGTACTCCTTAAAGGCTTATCGCCGCGCGATCAGCTGGCGGATGGTTCCGTTTTGTTTCAGGTCGCGGACGACCAGTTCATAGCCACCCTTCGCCCCTTGCATCGCGGCTTCCTTGACCAGGTTGACGGTGGCGTCATCCGGCGTGCCCTGAAAGCTGAAATGCTGTTCGAACACAGGCGCAGCAGCAGGCGCCGAGGAGATCGGCACGACATTGGATTTCGTGGTGGAGCCGGGAGAACCGACATAGCCGCCATCTGCGTACCCTTTCGAGTTCGCGTTCATGCGCTCGAGGAATTCCCGGGCGCCAGGCTGGCTGACCACGTCTTTGCGCACCACGAACTCACCGCCGTGCACCACTCCCTTCGGCTCGAACTTGCCGCCGTCGCCGGTGTAGCCGCCGTCAGAAAAGCCGTATTTCGAGGTGTACCCGGCCGCCGATGCGCCCAAGCTCGAAGAAGTAGCACCGGCAGATCCGGCAGCAAGCCCATTGCCTGCCGCCGACGCACCAGCACCAGCCAGACCGCTGAACAGCGTACCGAAGATGCCAACCGCCGCCTGACGTACCTGGATGCGGATCAAGTCGGCAATGATTCCGTCGGCCAGATCCTTGAACGACAGCTTTCCGGTCTTCACGAACTGGATGATGCCGTCTTCCATGTTGCTGAAGGCGTTGGTGAACAGGCTGCGAGTTTGCCCGGCTACGTCGCGCGCCTGTTCGGAGTAGGTCTGAAACGCCGATGAGGCGCCGATCGACCAGTCCGATTGGGCTTTGTCCACGTCCGAGTAATACTGCTGCTGCATGGCGAGGCGTGTTTGCAACGCCGAGCGCAGGGCCTCGGTCTCCTGGTTGTACAGGTTGTCGCTGATTCGCCCCTCGTTGTGCTGCTGCTCCAGTGCGTCCAGTTGAGACTGGTACTGCTGCTGGATATTGAGTTGCTCCTGCAGGCGCTGCCGCTGCTGATCCCCCATGCCCATGCCGGCCAGGTTGTTGTCCAGCCCGGTTTGGGCCTTCGCCAACTGGCTTGCAAGGTTGGTCTGAAATGCGGCGAGCTTTTGCGTCTCGTCGGTCGCGATCTTCCGCAGCGCGTTTTCCTTTTCGAGCGCTGCGTTCTTCTTGAGCTGGGCGGTGATCAGTTCCTGGTTGGCCAGCAAAGACTTCTGATCAGCCGTCAGGGTCTGCTTGCCCTTGATGTCAGCGAGCTCCTGCTCCCACTTCACCAATGCCTGGCCGGCAGCGCCAAGCTTGTCGACCTCGCCCTTTTGCACGCCGATCAGTGCGTTTTGCTGCTGAAGAACAGCGTACTGCTGCTTGGCCTGGTCAAGCGCCTTGATGCCGGCGTTTTCGGTGTAGGCCTTCGGCTTTTTCTCGGCAGCCTCTTTGTAAATTGTGTTTTCGCGGATTGCCTTGAGCGCGGCGGCCTCCTGCTCAGCAGTTATTGCGTAACCTGCTGCGCGGGCTGCGCTGATGCGCTTCTCCTCGTCCTCAAGCGCCTTGTTCATCTTCTGACGCTTGGTGAAGTTTTGCTCAAGGCTTTTTTCGAAAGCCTCATATGCGGCTTGTCCATCGCGCTGGATTTGGGCGTTTCGTGCGGCAGCATCAGCTGCGTCCTGCTCAGCCTTGACCTTCTTTTCGTAGGTGGAGATTTCAGTCTCGATTGCCTTTATGCGATCTCGGGTATCGTTGTCCTCAAACCCAGTATCAAGCAGGCTCTTCCTGTAGGCCAATTCTTGACGGAGTTTCGTAAGATCTGGGCCTTGGTTCGACTCCCTGCCAACGTTCAGAATTGCATCCCAGCCGCTTTTTGCTGCTCCAGCGAGATCATTCCAGGCTCTCTCTAGGCTGCCGAGATTCGTCTTCATCGTTGCGGCGCGCTCACCCAAAGCTTTTGCATAAGCTTCCTGAGCGATGGCTGCAGCGGCCTCCTTCTCGCCCATCTCCTGCGCCGCTCGGACCTGCTCATATACCGAAGCGGTCAAGAAGTTGTACTTGTTGTTGAGTTCAGCGACCGCCTTCACCGGGTCGTCCGCCAACCGCACAAACTCTGCGATGGTTTCTGACACTGCCTTCCCGGTCGCCTTCTCGTAGGCGATGGCGGAAGTTGCGATTTGCTCGAAGCTGGAACTGGCGATCTTCCCTGTACCGGCGAGCTGCGCAAGCGCCGCGGCAGCATCCGCCGTAGTGCCGACGGTGCCGCTGACGCGCTTGGCCATTTCAGACAGCGCGAGCGTCGTGGTGCCGACAGCATTACCGGTTGTTACGAGGGAAAGGCGGTAGGCATCCTGCTCTTTCGAGCCTTGGTAGTAGGCCAGACCGAGCACACCTACCGCTGCCGCAGCCACGGTGAAAGGATTGACCAGGCCGAGGACATAGCCGCCCAGCGCTTTTGCTGCCGGCCCAACACCCCCAAACATATCTTTAAGCTGCCCACCTTGCTGTAGGAAAACGGTGAGTGGCGCCTGACCGCCCTGCAGCGATACGGCGATATCAGTGAACTGCGCAGGAACTCCCCGCAATGCGGCAGCTGTTGCCTTCGCCGTCATGCCGGTTTTGCCCAGATCCGAGTTGAATCGCCCGAGATCTGCTCGCGTGGTATTGATCTTCGTTTGATATTCGGAAAAGGTATCCGCGTCGATCAAGCCAAGCTTCCGGTTTTTGGCCAGTTCCTTCTCTTGCTTGTCCAGTTCGCCCAGCTTTCGGGTGACAGGATCAATACTGCCCAGCAGCTCTTCCAACTGCTCTTTCTGCGTTTTGACCTTCCTGCCCGTTGTTTCGGAGGACTGACCAACGCTGTCGATTCCGTCGGCCAACTTGTCCATCACCGGCTTGGCACGAAGGCCTGCCCCCTCGAGCGCCTCAAGTGCCTTTCGCGTGTCAGCAGCCTTTTGCTCAGCGTCTCGGCTGTCGATCTCCAAAACGAGGCGGGATGTCTGAGCCATTATTTTCTCCAGACGAAAAAAAACCGCCCAAGAAAGGCGGTCTGCACTGTGGTTCGTGGGCTAAGCGATCTACTTGCTTGCCTCTAAGTACTGGTTCACATAATCCATAGACTCACCAATCTTCTGATTCATCGCGGTGAGGTTTTCCATTTGTTGCGGAGTAACGTGGTTGAAAAGATCTTTTGAATCAACTGATGCTGTGAATTTTTTTGCTTTGGCACGGAAGTTTTCATAGGCTTTCAACGCTGTCTTACATGGACCTATATCGTTCTTTTTGACTGACGCCTCACATTCCTTCTGCAGATCTAACGTTACCCTCGCAGACGCAAACGCCTCGTCATAGGCAGTGGTAACCGGATCCGCAGCGATCGCAGCAGAACAAAAAAACGCACCTGCTGTGATTACGTAGATTTTCTTCATGCGCCCTCCCTGAGTAATGGCAGCAATCTACCACCATCCGCAGGAAGCACCAAAGCGGGCTGTACGAATTCCCAGTAGTTCGAATGGCGGAACACGTAGTAGCGTTCGGCCGCCAACCAACAAGACGAGTTATCAAGGAGATGTCTGTGAGCGACTACGCCATACCGGAAGGAAAAAAATTCGTAACCATAAACTTCGCTAGACCAGATGGAGAAGTCTACACCAAGCCACCTGGCCGGCCGGTGGTCGTAGCGGCACTTCGGTACGATCCTGAGCATGGGAGTGGCCCAAGAGAGATTTCTGGATACAAGCTAACTTATGCTCTGGTCGATACCGGAGCCGACCACAACTACGCTACTCCGGCCTTGATTGCAGAGGCTGGCTGTCCGCAGATCGGGATCGCCAGGACTCGCACTGCCAGTGGGTGGATCGAGTCGACTCAACACACAGCTCACATATTCTTACCTGAAGCGGGCAAACAGTTCGAAACAGACGTTTTTTCATCACCGCTTGTAGACGAAGGCGGCCTGGGTGAACCCCTCATCATCGGCGTGCTTGTCATCAAAACAGGAAGACTGGTCATGGATTTCCAGGCCAGCATCTACCGCCTCTACGTCGACTAAATCAGCCCTTACAGAGCTTTCATACATGATGAAAGCTCGTTCGATTAAGGCTGGTGCGGCTAGTTCTATACGCTCCGCCGGGACGGATCGCTCGCCAGGGTGTTCCATCCTGATTGATCCAACTCTACCCACGATGTCCAAGCTCATAGTCTCATCCCACTCAAACTCCAATTCACGTAGTTTTATTCTTCTGCGCCTGCCGCGAGACACACCGCATCAAGCGCAAACATCACATCGTCCACTTCGTCGCGCGGCAATGGCGAAGGATGCGACTCCAGCCAGTCGGAGATCTCCCGCGCCGAAAGCGGCAGCGGGAACGCCCCAGCCATGCCGGCGATGTAACGGCGCCCGCGAGACACGTTGCGATAGAGGTTCAGCAAGTAGGCGGTGATAGGGTCGTTCTCCGGCTCATCCGGTACCGCCAGCTTCAGGCGCGCGTAGACTGCCCGCCGCTTTTCGCTTTCCCCGCCCCACTCTTGCTCCCACTCGAAGCGGCAGACGGCTTTCCCACTGACTCGGCTCGCTCCTCAGCGGCTTCATTGGCTGCTGCGGCGCCCTCGCGCAGGACGAAAACGAAGAACTCGATGTTGGTTTCCAGCAGCTCGGCGGCGATCGCCGGACTGTACTTGATAGGGTTGCCGTCGGCGTCCAGCACGCCCTCCCAGTCCTTCACAATGAAGTGACTGAGCAGCATCGAGTGGTTCTGGTGCTCGGTTTTCTCACCGGCGACCACGCCCACCTGCCCCTCTTCAAACCGTGCATCGTTGCGCTGAATGCGGCGGCGCATGCGTTCCAGAGCCACCTGATACTCAGGATTGTCGATGCCGGCCAGCAGCACCTTGGTGTCCTTGTCGAAGTTCGCCCAGCGCTCGCCGGTGACCGCCGGCTTCTTTTTGCCCAGTTGCAGAGCCATGGTAATTCCTCAACGCCGCGCCAATAAAAGGGCCGCCCCGGCCGGCGTGAATGCCGAGGCAGCCAAAAGGTCGAGCAGGGTTATGCAGTGACGGTGATCGCCGCCGTGCTGGTTTTGGTGACGTCCGACACGCTGGTGGCGGTGATCGTCGCGGAGCCGGCGGAAACGCCGGTGACCAGGCCCGAAGAGCTGACAGTGGCAACGCTCGGCGCCGAACTGGTCCAGGTGACATTCTGTGCGGCTTCGGCCGGCAGAGCCGAGGCAGTGAGCTGACGAGTCGCAGCCACCGCAATCGACGCGGTCGCAGGCGCCACCGCTACGCTGGCCACCGGCACAAACGGAACGCGGGTAATGGTCGGGCTGACCTTTGCAACGGTGTAGTTCAGCGTCACCTCGATCAGGTCGCGCTTGCCGCCATTCGGAAGCTCGCCGTCCACTTCCACAGCTGGGAAGTTGAAGGTGTACTTGTTGCCCAGGCTGTCGGTGATCGGGAACACGACGCCGATTGGCGCGCGGGTGAAGGTGTTCTTCCAAATCTCCCAGGCCCGCTTCGACCATGCCAGCGTGATGCTGCCGGTGATGGCCGCCTCGGTGGCGATGTGTGCACCCGGGCCGAGACTTTCAGAACCGAGGCAGCGCTGCGTTTGAAGGCTATTGTCGAGGTTGACGGTCATGGCCGACACGCAGGCCACGCCTTCCAGCGATTGGCCGTTCACCAAGATCGTGCCGACGTTGTTGTTCGACAGGAACGGGGTGGTGGTCGGCGCGTTCGGCGAAACGACGATCGAGGTCTCGCTGTCGGCGTAGTCCAGGCACGCCATGTTGAAGGTGGCAGTGATCTTGCCGTCGGACGGGATATCGAGCGCGAAGGTCGAGACGTGCGCCCCCTTGAACACACCATAGACGCCGACGTCGTCGTAGCCCTTGGCGATGCTGAAGGTGTGGCGGGTGTCGCCAACGCTCAGCACGTTGCCGGTCCAGTTGCCGTAAAACGCGGCTTCCAGCAGCTGATCGAACGAGCCGAACGAGAATTCAGCCGTCAGGTCGCCGCCGATATCGATGCTAGTAGCCACCGAGCCTTGGCTCAGGCGGGTGTCGGTGATCTCGTCGCTGACCTGGGTGTTTACGGTCGGGGTCAGCGCGTTGCCAGTGAGGCGCAACGTGTCCCAATTGCCGGCTGGGGTAACGCCTGGCGTCACCTCGGGGATGATGTGTGAAACGACTTTTGCGCCAGAGCTCATTGGAGCCTCCTATTCGCGGGCATAAAAAAACCCGCGCAAGGCGGGTGATGCGTGACTTGAACTTCAAATCTGAACTAGGATCCACGGCATTTTTATAAAGGGAGCGCGACAAAATGGATGCAGAAACTTGGAAACTAGTCGTTGATATCTCGCAGGCTACGGCTGCGCTAGCTGGTGGGCTTTCAGCCATTTTCGCTGGATGGGCATTGCGGAGTACAAACAGCGCCAGGGCTGACGCTGTGCTGCTGGGGCAAGCAGCGCTGAACCTAGAACGATCCTATGAAGCCCTTTTCGGGGACGGATATGATGACAACAACCCAAGGTATGAACCAAATGATTGGCTGCTATCCGCGAGGCTTATTACTGACTTTGTGGCCGTGCAGAGAAAGATCAAAAGCAAGCTCACCAAACTAGAATGTCTCAGCCATGAGGAACACTGGCGAATGCAGTTTGCGAAGAGAATAGATTCGCTAGAGCAAAAGAATTCAAATTACTTTCAAAACAGGACTGAACCTGTAGAAAAATTGGCCGTGCGCGCAGTTTATTTGTTTGCCACTCCGAACCCAATCGGCAACCTAGAAAGACTACAGTCTCGCGATGTACAGCCTGCATCCGGGATAACAGCAGCATGGCCGAATGGAAAAACCTATTCCACCTGAACCCTAACCGGCGCGAAACCGGATGTTGACGTTGATTTGGTAGAAGCCCTCGAACTCGCCGGCGACCACTTGGCTGGCCTCCATGCATTCAAGGTCGCTGGACATCCAGTAGGCGAAGTGCGCTTCGAGCGCGTCGGCCAGTTCATTGATGGCCTTGGTGCCGGTGCGCTCCCGGGCGAAGCACTGAATGCTGATCTGCCCAGGCTTGCGTGTGTGGGGTCGGTCGGCCATGCCAGCCATGAAGGCCGAAGCGTATTGAATATTCAGCCGGCACCAGAGGCCGGTAGCCGGCGGCGTGAACACTTCCGGTTGGTTCGGGTAATCGATCCGCGCCTGGTCAATGCCGGTGAAGTCAACCATGCGTCCAGTGATGAGCGCTCTGATCTGCTCGAAGGTCATTTGTAGGCCTCGGATACGCCGATGAACGCGAGGTCATAAACCCCGCCGGGCGCCTGCGTGGAATGCCCCAGTTCCAGCATCTCGCCGTAGGGGCTGTTCGTTTGGATGTAGATGACGGGAAACTGGCCCGATGCCTTGATGAGCATGCTCCCCTTGCTGATCGTTTCGCGGCCGGACGGGTCGATGTTGTCGGTCACGGTCATGTCGGGCGCACCGATCGATACCAGGTGACTGCCTCGGAACGTGCCGCCGATGTAGCCCTTCCCAGCCGCCTGCGCCTTGACGAAGTAGTTCTCTTGGCGCTCACGCTTGGTCAGCTTCTTGAAGGCCTTGCCATCGGTGCGCTCCGCGTTACGGGCGTCGACGTTCGCATCATAGGCGTCTGCCAGCGCCACGTTCTTCGTGCGCAGCGCCACGTTGGCCTGCCACAGGTCAGGGTTTCCCACCGGCGAGCGATTCACCACTTCCGTGAGCATGGCGGTCGCGATGACGCGCGCCATCTGGGTGATGTCCTCGCCAGCCTGATCAGCGAAGTCCGTAAGGCTATGGCTCCAACCCGCCTTGTTCGTCATCAGACCTTCCTCAGCTGGATCTCGTAATGGGCGCCGGCCGGGTCGACTTGGACGTTAACCACGTCGAAATCGTTGATCTTGTGGCCAATGTCCGGAACCCCGCCGATCGTTTCGTTGGTCAGCGCGATCAACAACTGGTCGGCGGCCCGGATATTCACACCGTCGACCTGTGCAATCTTGAAGGCGTCGAACACACCCCGGCCGCTATAGGCGATGACAACAGGGTCGCCCGCCACCTCATTGACCGGATCCCATGTTCCCGGCAGCGTCACACCACCGCTGAATGGCTTTACAGCGTCCGCCAGATCAGTGTCGAAGGCCTCAGCCAGATCCGCCTGAATTTCTTCACGTAGGCCCATGGGTCACCTGTACACGTTGAAGCTGAAGCCGCTGGCACGCCATGGCGCGAGCAGGCCCAGCGCGAACTGGACGCCATCGGGCAGCGCGTTTGATTTTGTGGTGTCGATCGAGGCGAACGTCTTGCTGGTGGTCACCGATCCGGCTTTCACCGTCTTGGCCTCCAGCGAGCCCTCCATTTGCTGCTGGTACAGCTTTCCCTCAGAGGCGACAACCGCCAGCTCGGCGCCGGCCTGTTTCACCTCTTCTGGAATGGCGTCCATGTCGATCCCGACCAGGTTGAGCGAGGTCATATAGGCATTCGCCTGCAACACCGCCCGGGCCTTTTTGTCATCTGGAGCCCATGAAGCCCCGAGGATGGCGTCAACGTCCGCCACGGTGATGTAGGTAGCCATCAGGCCTCCGCTTGAATGATTGGGGCCGAGACCCCGGGTATTACGACTTAGGCAGTTCCGCGACAGCCCTCTCCAAGGCGTCGAGCGAAGCATTGGCCCGGTACTGCACACCGGCAGCGTCGAGCTGCGCTTTGAGACCGGCGATTTTCTCGGCATTGTCGAGAGGCTCAGCCAGAGCCTTGAGGCGCGCTACTTCTGCACCGAGAGATTCGACTTCACCAACCAGCTCATCGCGCTTGGCCTTCAGGGCAGTGACGCCCTCATGAATGGCGGTCAGCGCTTCGAACAGGCGAATCGGCAGCTCGCCGGCGCCAGGGTGCTCCAGCGGAGCATGGCCTTCAGCCGCTTCGATCAGCAGCACGATGCCGTCGCGCTCTGCGTTCAGCTTGTCGATCAGCTCCTGCAGTGCTGCGCCTTCAGCACCGCCTTGGCCGCCGATCACCAGAGCCGGCGCGGGAGCAGCCTGCCGCAGTGTCACCTCGGGCACATCAACGGCTTCGCCTTCGCGATCTTCGGTGACATTCGCATCGACGATGCGCAAGCCGTGTTCTTTGGCCAGCGCCTTTACGTCTTCCCGGTATTGGTGAAACGGCCCGGGCAGATACCAGATTTTGTTGCTCATGATCATGTCCTCGCCAAACCGGGCTCAAAGCCCGGCTCAGCAATCAGGGTTCACTTGGAGGCATCACCGATCAGAGCAACACCGGCGGTGTGCTTGATGCTGGTGGCGGTCTTGTCCCAGTTGGTGCCGGTCGCCAGCTCGGCGTCGGTCGGCGACTTGCCACCGGCGGTGGTATCCCAGGTGTAACCCTTCAGGCCGAGGCCAAAGGTGTAGTCGGTCTGCAGCGTGGTCTCGATGCGCTCCTTGCCGTTGGTGGTCTGGACGTTGCTGATGATGTCGCGGCCGTCGTGCACCATCGCTGCACCCTGCACCAGGGACAGAACGATTTCCTTGTTCGGTGTACCGGTCTGCATCAGTGCCGGGGCGTCGGTGACAACCGAGATCTTGCCGAGAATGTCCACCACGCGGACGTTGCCGGCTTGGAACAACTGCTCACTGTTGGTGAGCGCCTGACCGACCAGCTTGTGGTAGGTCGTACCCTGCATGATCTGGGTGACCAGCGACTGACTCGCATCGCCGAACTTCGCGTGAGCGTTGTTCAGTGCGGCCTGGCTGATACCGGCGGTAGCGGACACGTCGTTGACGGCCGCTGCCTGGGCAGTGATGGCGGCGACCAGCGCAGCGATTGCCGTGTTCAACTGATCCTTCAGCAGGATCTCGGCGAACGCACGCGATGCCACTTCGATGCCCTGCGCGGTTGGACGCTCCAGCCAGGTCATCTGCGATGGCTCGTAGCGGATAGGACCGAAGCCGCCGGCGACCTTGACCGAGGAGTTCTTGAGCTCGGTCAGGTCGGTGATCGGTGCGGTGCCATTGGTGGCGTAGCGATCGACACGACGCTGAGCGGCGGCCAGGGTCTGGAAGAACGACTCCTGAAGGAAGTCGCCGGTGAATCCATCAGGCGACAGCAGGATGGCGCCACGGCTGGCAGCGTTGAACGCCACCAGCATCTGATCCAGAGTCTCGATGGTCGCCGGCATTACGTATTCGTTGAAGACCTGCATTTGCGACAGGGACATGAGTGATTTTCCTTATTTCTGAGGGAGGTCTGGGAACCGGCTCGCGATTGCGGCCTGTCGTTCCTCTTTGGTGCCGCCGATGTTTCCTTTTGCGGCCCCGCCGCCTTTCCCAGCACCGCCGGCCCCGCCGCCCGATGCCTTGCTGCCAGCGATCAGCGGGCCGAAGGCCGGATCGTTGGTGAATTCTGCTTTCAGCTCGTCCAGCGTTGCCGCCGAGAGCTTGCCGGCCGCGTCCAGCACGACGACGGTTGGCTTGCCGTCACGCTGCTCAACGCTGAGTCGGCGTTCGATGTGGGGGAGCAATGCCTTGGCGCTGCCAGGAATGGCCAGAGTGGTCGCGATCTCGGTAGCTGTGCGGCCCACGGTCAGATCCCGGATCTGGCCTTGAAGGGTGATGTTGGTGCTTTCGAGTTGGCCGGTCAGCTCAGCTTCGCGGCGTGCGTACTTTTCGGACCAAGACTTTTCGAGCTCTTCGACGTTGCCGGACTTGCGCAGCGCCTCTTCGCGATCCAGTCGAGCCTGGTCCTCGGCGGCCTTGCGCTTCTCCGCCTCTGCCTTTTTCTCGTCCAGCAGCTCTTGGACTTTGGATTTCAGGCCGGAAACATCTTCCGGCTGTGGGAGCCCTTCGATGCCAAGGACGAACTTGCCGTCCTTCTCGACGTACAGGGCTTGGATGGATTCGTCGACGCCTTCGAGGCTGTCCAGTTGGAATTTCAAGGTCATTGCTGTCTCCCAGAGACGTAGTGCAGGCCCTGCCTGCGGGCATAAAAAAACCGCCAGACGGCGGTCGAATTAGTTGTGAATCTTTGCTGTTCACAGAATCAGCCGAGGTCAGCTGGCATGAATAAAATATTTATTCAAAAACAACAAAATGCCTGTATAGTCTGGCGAAAACCTAGAACCAAATGAATAGAGGCCGCCATGGCAGATCCAATCGCTCCTGAAAATCAAGCCGTTATCAATGCACCATCTTCTGAGGCGACCTTCAGCAAAACCACCGTCGCCAAACTAAATCTCACTCAGCTGCAGTTGACAGACGCAAAAGCCAGCATGATTCATGACATGTCCACACAACGACTAGAGCCAGAGGCGATGCTGGAAAAGATCATGCAGGTTCAAAAGGTTCAAGTAACTCTCGATACCCTGATCGACTCAGTCAGTTCGACTTCAACTCTCAACACCCCTTTCACTGATGCAGAAGCCCAAGGAATGCGCGATTTAAAGAAGGAGCATGACCTTACAGACCATCAACTGGCCACGATCTACGGAACAAACCAGACCAAGGTCAATCGGGTTCTCAATAACCAAACGAAGTGACTTGCTGGGAGCGCGAACCTATAGCCCCACCAGCTCAAATGCCATCGGCTCACGTTCGCGCAGTTCTTTGAGGCTAAAAGTCTTGCCGTTGTCGTCAATGAACTTGTCCAGCGTCAGCTCACCTTTGCTGAACAGCGCATACCGGTTCGGCCCGAGAATGTCGCGCTGAAACGCCGCAGGTTGCCGAGCCAGCCATTCCTGATAACTGGTCTTGCTAGACACCAGCGTTACGCCATAAGGGCCGATTGAGGGGCGAGTCGAACCCTTGATCTCGCGTGCAAACTCGTCCTTCAGCACGGGGATCAGCGTCGTACGGCAGCCCCAGTGATATGGCGGCTTCGGCCCATCCAGTGGGATCACCGTCTGGTCGACGCTCATGCAGAACAGCGTGGTCTTCGAGTCCAAAGTCGCCACCCTGCGCATTCCCGCGAGGATGTCGTCGTTCGCCTTCAGCGTCTCCACTCGCGCCGTACTGGCGATGTGGTTGGTCATGGTGCGAACCAGTGCGCCGGCCTGGTCCTGCTGCAACTGGTGAATGCTGGTCAGGCGCCGACTGATCTGCTGGCTGGTTTCGCCCAGGCTCGAACCGATCTGAATCTCGCCGATAATCTCGGCAGCCTTCTTAGTTCCGAACTGGTCGAGCGCACCTCTGATACTGATGCGCTGGATGCCTTTGCGTGCTTCGAGCTGCAGCGGATCGGCCAAGGCTGCGGCGGAGATCATCTCGGCCGATGGCACATTGAGCCGAACCACCGCGCGGACCACTTTGCCCAGCATCGTCGCGTTGAACTGCGCCTCGTAGGTGGCGAACTCGCCGAGATCCAGCTGAGCGCGCCCTTTGAGGTCGTCGTAGATGCCCCGCAAGTCGCCCTGGAGCGTTTCTATCTGTGAGTTGTACCGACGCGTGCCGTAGGCACTCAATCCTTCAGAGACTCGAGCCTTGGCGGTCTTGATGGCTTTGCTGATGAGCGAAGCCACGCGCTTCAGGTTTCCGCCGGCGTACCGCTGAACGTAAATCTGGTGGCGCGTGGCAGCGTCCTCAAGAAAGCCCTCATTACTCATCGTTTCCGCCTACTGGTGGCGCACTGGCCAGCTCTTCTTCGATCTTCTCGTCGGTACGATCAGCTTCAAGAACACCGCCTTGACGCAGGTTTACCCGAACATCCGACTTCGCAATGAAGCCCTGCTGCCACAGTTGCACCTGGGCAAGGATGTCTTGCGCGGTCATCGTCTCGTCGAAGAACGACTGATTGAGCCAGAACACGGTACCCTTCTCGTCCGGCACATCCATCATGAAGCGCTCGGCGTCGAGGATGGCTCGCTTCAGTGCCTCGGATACGTTGCCGGCGATGGTGCCCAGCACGCTGTTGTCCGAGCTGTACCGGATTCGAACAGCCTCTGCCGTCTCGGCGCCGCTGCCCTTCTGGACGACACGGGCGCCGATCATCAGCATCTGCTCTTCCTTGTCCTTCATCAGGGTTCGGGCGAGCTGGGTTTCGGTGGCCTGCAACATGACCGCAGACCCGGACTTGCCGAGGTTGTGCCCGCGCCGTGAGCCGATGTGCATACCGTTCGGGTTCAGTTTCGCGAACTCGTCGGCTTCGATGCTGGTGGTGATGAACAGTGTCGGCTGGCTGCTGATGAAGCCGCTCTCCTCCACCGTGGCGCTGTTGCCGTAGTGGAGGATGTTGACGTCGGCCAAGTCTTCCAGCGGCGACTTGTCGATACTGGCGTCGTTGTTCTGGGATCCGTAGAAGTTGAACGGAATGTGATCGAATGGCTGCCCAGATTTGTCGGTAGGCTGCGTCTCCTCGACGCTTTCTTGGCCTTCCTTGTAGACGCGCTGTACGTATGTCCCATCGACAAGCAACAGGACTCGGTTCTGCGTATACGTCTCGCGGGACAGATCGGTAGCGTTGAACTCAGACACGCACTCCCGCAGGTTCACGTACACCAAGCGCTTTACGCCGTCGATCACCTGCTCATCCCAGTCAATGATCGACAGAGCGTCGTAGTGGTGGATCAAGGCGCGCTTGGTGGCGAGATCAGCCATCGAGCTGACACCGCTTTCAGTGGCAACGGTCGGGAAGTCGACCAGAAAACCACCTCGCCCGCTGTCCAGGCACTCGCCAACCGATTCCTTCGACAACTGCTCGAGGCTAGTGCCGTCGCCGCTGGCGTTCTCCTTCAGATACTCAACCGCGGTCGGCAGGGATAGTTCGGCAGTCTTGCGAAACACCGCCCCCATCAGGCCGGTGCGCGTGCGACCGGTGATGTTCAGGAACATTGCCCGCCTCTTGTACTGCTTGTACCGAGCCAGGTTCTCCGGTGATTTGTTTTCCGGGTCTGGCATCGGCAGATATTCGTCGTGCTTGCGCACCTCTCGCGCACCGGCGACGCAGCGTTTCACCAACTGCCAGCCAGGCAGGGCTTGTGCGTACTCTGCCCGGGGAGTGCTGAAATTCGCCATGGATGGCCTCAGAAGCTGAATGTGACAGGAATGTGCGTGACTGCTACGCGCTTGCTCTTCGCGACCGCGAAGTAACGCCATGCATCCGCCGGGTGAGACGCCCAATCGTGAAGCGGCCGATCTTTCCAGCAGCCCTTCTTGTCGTCCCACTCTTTGCGGTAGTTCTCAAGGGCGGTGATGCCCTCCTCGCATTTCGCCTCGTCAAAGGCGCAGAGCCCGAGGATCTCTCGCGCCTGGTCGATGCCGTCGTCCACGCCGATCTTCGGCACGACCTGGAACGTCATGCGGTAGTGCTGGCCGTCGATCTCGTAGCCTTCGCGCGCCATTTCCCGGCGGGTCTTGGCATCGCTGCCGAACTCGCGGTTATCGATGTCGTGCGGCCCCCAGTGCTCGGAGTAGGTGTAGCCCTTGTCCTTGAGCACCTTCATGTAGTGCCGCAGGCCTTCCCCGCTGTTCTGGTAGAAGTCGATGACGTGGTACTCGTTGCCGACCTGGCGGACGAACCAGATAGCCGTGGAGTCGCCGACGCCGATGTCCCAGAAGGTCATCACCTGCAAGTGGCTGTTGTCTGGCAACGTGCCGATGCGCTGAGCTGCATAAAGCTTGGTGAACTGCTGAGCGTAGTAAGCGCCCTCGATCGACTGCTGGAAGGCTTCGGCCGGGATCGACGGGTACTCCCGCTTCATGTCGTCGCCGAGGGTCTTCTCCTTGGCGGCGTACCAGGCGCGCTGGCCCGGGCTCGTGACAATGCCGTGCTTTGCAGCCAACTCGTTGAAGTAGTCGGTCAGGCGCTGCGGGATGACTGCCTCAGCCGGGTCGAGCCAGTAGGCCTGATTTTTCCACCAGCTGAAGAAGAAGAACTTCCAATCCAGCTTGCCCAGCGGCGTGCCGGACAGAAGTTGCTTCTCGGCGCTCTGCGAGTAGTCGAAGAAGTAGCCGGCCCTGCCCTCTGCCGTTGACTCGATGGTGACGAAACAGTCAGTTGCCACTGCCTCGAAGGCACCGGTGACGATCTCGCGGGCCTTGTGCGGAAACTTGGCGCAGATCTTCCCGAACTCGGAGACGTGCAGATAACGCAGCGTGCCGCCCCGGAACGATGTACTGACGTAGAGTGAGCCGCCCTTGCTGAACACCAGCTCACCGGCCGAATCGTTGCTCGCAGGGTTCGCGGCGCGGATCTCTTTCGGCAGGTTGTCGTAGGCGTACTTCACTTTCTCCCGGAACAGGCGCTTGGCGTCGTTCAGGGTGTGGGCGATCAGTGCACACTTGGCCGACTCGAACAGAGCGGCGTCCAGTTGGATGATGCAGCACTCAGTGGTGAAGCCGAGCTGCCGAGCCTTCAGGATGATGTTCCGGGTGTGCATCCCGTCGAAGTATTCGATCTGCTCGTCCGTCATCCGGAAGCGGACTTTCTTGCCCTGCTTGTCGGTGATGAAGTACAGATTGTTCAACCGCCAACGCTTGTCCCGGAGCAGCTTCATGTGCTCGGGCTTCATGTCAGGCGTCCTTCGATAGTTCGTCCATCATCTTCGAGAGTTCGTCGGCGTCATCCGTCTTCTCCTTCTCGTCCAGGCCAAATGCCTGACGCTCCAGAACCTGCAGGTTCTTCATTGCAGAGGAAAGCTGGAACAGTGTTTTGGAATTGCTGGGCAATGCCACGGCGGCGAGCATCGAGGCCCGGCGCATGCCGTTGTTGTCTTCTGAGGTTTCATCCTCGATCGCGTCTTCGATCTCTTCGCGGCGCTGGATGGTGGTCATCAGATCATCCATCAGCAGGTTCGCAAGGA